GGGCAGACCTTCCAGCCACCGGTATTGAGTTGTCCCACGTCACCGCCTCGCATTCCGCAGCCGCTTTTCAGATAGGCGAAGAACTGGCCGCGCTCCACGGTCCAGACGCACGGATTCTCGGTCCGAGTGTCATTCATGCGAGCAGCCTTCCGAAAAGGTAAGTCCACGCTTCTGCAGCCATGTCTGGAATGACTGAATTGCCAGTGGCGCGCAGCTCATCCACCCGGCCGGGAAACCCATCATCCATTCGGACAGGCGGGGATTCAGTTTCCCAGTGCGACCCGCAGATGCGGCACCCGTCACCGCATCGGTCAGTGTCGTGCCGGAGTGTCTGCCGCTCTGCGTTGAATACCCAGCCGCTCCACTCGCTTTGTAATCCGCGGCGGTCGGAGTCGGCAGGCTGATGATCACGCGCGGCAGCGGCTTGCCTTTCGAGCCGTAGGTCGCCTGGTCCGAGAGAACGCCGTGGTCCGATTTGAAGGCCCGCGCCGCTGGCGTCGGGAGCGACGTCATAAGGATCTCGAGCGACGGTCGAACCTCTCCGACCCTGCCTGCCGCTCCGCCCTGATTCGTTCCGTAGGCGCGCGCGGTCGGGGTTGGCAGCAAGGATAAAGACCCGCTTTCGCAGATGGGGGGCGCCACGGTCCGCGGCGGTTTGAAGCAGCGGCGGTGCGAACTGGAAGCCCAGGCCCGATAGGCAGCTCCAGACTGGCTCGAAGTACTTGAGGAATTCCGGGACATTCTCAAGGAAAACGAAAGCTGGCTCGCACTCCTCGACGACCCGGACGAGCTCCGGCCAGAGCGCCCGCTCATCATCGTGTCGCGCCCGCGCGCCCGCGAGGCTGTACGGCTGGCACGGGATTCCCGCAGTGACGCAATCCACGAGTCCGCGCCACGGGCTGCCATCGAAGGTCGTAAGATCGTCCCAGACAGGCGCGCGATCCAGGGCCTCATCTTCCATCCGCGCCACGAGAGTGGCTGCCGCATAGGCTTCCCGCTCGACGTGACACACCACACGGAAGTGTCCTCGGGTCGCAATTCGGACTCCGAGTTCGAGTCCGCCAAGCCCGGAACATAGAGCCAGCCCATACATCACTCACTCGGATAGATCGTGACGCTGATGACGCCGGCTTCGCGCAGAGCGCGCCCGCAGGGCTCGCACATCCAGTAGTGACCCCAAAGCTGCGCCCTAGCGCCTTTGGCATGCTCTCCGGCAGCCTTGACGGCCTCAGCCTCGGCGTGCCCCGCCTGCTCGCAGATGCTCTGGCACTTCTCGTAGCCCTCGCCCGGCAGCCGTGGACAGACGGGCTGCGGATTCGCGCAATCGTTCTCGCCGCGAAATTGCTGCGTGCCGTCCATCGTCTGAATGATGCAGACGACCTGGCGCTTGGCGCAGGGGCCGCGAGCGCCCGACGGATTCGATGTCCGGGAGTCGGCTGTCATGCGATCAACCTCTGTTGCCGGTCGCGCGCCTCGAGGTGGCTAATAGCCTGCTCGAAGTATTCGCGCTTCAGCTCCACGCCTACAAACCGACGCCGGAGCTCAAGCGCCGCGACGCCCTCCGAGCCGATGCCCATGAAGGGGGATAGCACCGTGTCGCCTTCATTGCTCCAGAGCGTGATGGCGCGTTTGGTGAGATCGAGCGGCATCGGGCAAATATGCTTCTCATCGTTCGGCGCGCGCTCGGCATTGAGTACGTCCGTCTCGCGCGTATCCATCCAAACCGGGGATGCCCACTCCTGCCACTGATCCAGCGGGAAGCTCTCCATGGTGTGCGTGACGGGCGCAACAGGTTCTTCCTCTGCCGCCCACTTGCGGAACACGCATAAGTACTCCGGGAGGCCTTGGCGGGAGAACGTCGAATCGGCGCGCAATTGCTTGTAGAGGAGGCCATGCGCCTTGGTCTTGGTCATCTCGCGCACCGGACAGCGCCAGATCGTCACGCGCGAATGCAGGTTGAAGCCTGCGGCCTCATGCTCGCGGATCAGCATGCCGGGGAAGTCGCGGAGGCCTGCGGTGCCGCGCTGGGTCTTGTAGAACACGAGGTCCTTGCAATGGACCGCCACGAGGCGGCCGGGTCGCATGGTGCGGTAGAGCTCGGCGACGAAGTAGCGATAATGAGCCAGAAACTCCTCATCGGTCGCGCTGTTGCCCATGTCGGCAATCGAGTCGTTGTAGATGTAGAGGCCGCTGAAGGGCGGCGAGTACACCGCAAAGTCGAACGAGGCCTCCGGCATCTGCTTGAGCACGTCCGTACAATCGCCGTGATAGACGGCAAACGCATCGCCGTGCGCTTCGTTCAGGCATTGAACCATGACGGCAACCTCCCTTTGTATGTTGGAACGTACTCCCGAAGCGTTGAATCAGAGCCACCCATGGAGCGGCGCATCGCCTCGCACATCGCCCGCTTCATGCGTTTGTGGTCATCGCTCTTGCGGTCGATGACGTGCGCCACCTGCGTTTCGCCCTCGGCGGTGATGATGTGAGCCTTCACCGGCCGCGTCTGCCCGAACCGCCAGCAGCGGCGCACGCTCTGGTAGTACTGCTCATAGCTGAAGGTGCGGCCGGCGTATATCATCCTCGCGCAGTGTTGGAAATTGAGTCCGTATCCTGCAACGACGGGCTTCGTGATGAGGATTCGGACTTCCCCGTCCGCGAAGGCCTGCAGGAGTTCTTCCTTACGCTCAATCGGCTGGCTGCCGCGCACCTCGACCGCCTGTGGCAGTTCCTTGCGCAGGGCGTCGGTTTCGTAGTCGGTATCCGCCCAGACGATGACAGGCCCCGGTTCGGCCATCGCGAGCTCGCCTGCGAGTGCGGCTCGAGCCTCGTTCGTCTGCCGCTTGATATCGTGGATCTCGGTGGCGCTCGCCGAGGAGGCGAAAAGGCCCTCCGTCACGATCGGCGCCGCAGTTTCGGCGCGGTGATAGACGATCTCGAGCGGCGGCAGCTTGAAGCGCGAGCCATCGAAGCCGAGATCCTCGGGGCTCTCGGCCATCCGGCTCCAGGAGGCCATCCAGTCGTAGAAGTCGCGCTCGCCATGGCCTTTAAGGCGATAGCGGCCCATCTGCGTCTGGTCCGTGATGAACCAGCGCATCAGCATTTCGTTGGAGTCCATGACGCCGAGGAACTCTGACTGCTGCCCGAGCTCCATGTGATCGTTCGGGGCGGGCGTGGCAGTCGCGGTGAGCCGGAAGCGGTACCCAGCGAAGGCCTCGATGAGAGCTCGCGTCGTCTTGCCGGTGAAGCTCTTCAAAATCGAGGCCTCGTCCAGTGCGACGGCGCCGAAGGCCTCCGGGTCCAGCTTTCCGAGCCGGTCGTAGTTGCAGACATTCACGCCGGGCCCGGCATCGGCTTGTTCGCGAATGACGCGCGCCTCGATGCCGAAGCGCTCGGCCTCGCGCACGATCTGCCAGGCCACCGCGAGCGGGCAGAGGAGCAGCGCCGGCCTGCCGGTGGCTCGAGCGGCCGCATCGAGAAACACGAGCTCGATGAGAGTCTTGCCGAGGCCTGTGTCAAGGAAGATGCCGGCGCGGCCGCGCTCGATCGCAAACGCCGCGCAGTGCGCCTGATGCTCGAAAAGGCCCTCGGGCAGCCGGTCGACCGGAACGCCGTAGGACTGCGGCCGCGGGCGCTTGCTCGCGAGGAAGGCCTCGTATGACCGCGGATCTTCAGACACCTGTTACTCCCTGCGACGCCTGTTCTGCCGCGCACTGCCGGATATCCTCCATCGCTCTTTCGTCCGAAGCGAAGAAATGCGGCACACGCCCGGTACTGGCCTGATAGATCATGCGGCCGGCGCGGTGAGAGTCGTACTTCTCCTCCAGCTTCTTCCCGGCCTCGCCCGCGAGTGTGATTGCCCATCCGGCGCGGCAATGAGTCGTCTCGCAGGTATGCCAAGCCGACATCCGTAGTTGCCCCTTCCCGGATTCGAGGATGCCGAGAATGCGGGCGTCTAGATCGGGGATCACCGGCACGTCGGGATTGCGCGCACGGAATCGCTCTGCGCGCAGCCGTTGCCGTTCACGGCGGTCCGTCGGTTCCGGCTCTTTCGACTGCACGGACTCGGAGCCATTGGTTTCCGGGACGTTTCTGGCGCCCGCGAGGTCGGCGCCCGCGAGGTCGGCGCCCGCGAGGTCGGCGCCCGCGAGGTAGGCGCGCGCGAGGTAGGCGCCCGCGAGGTCGGCGCCCGCGAGGTTGGCGCCCGCGAGGTCGGCGCCCGCGAGGTAGGCGCCCGCGAGGTAGGCGCCCGCGAGGTCGGCGTCCGCGAGGTCGGCGCCCGCGAGGTCGGCGTCCGCGAGGTCGGCGCCCGCGAGGTCGGCGCGCGCCTTGAGCGCTTCTTTGACGGCATGGCCGAGCTGGCGCGGGGCTGACGCCGCTGCGAGTTCGGGCGGAATCTCGCACTCGAATAGGACCGCGCCCGTGAAGCGATTCTTGATCGTAATCATTGTTTCACCTGTGCAATTGCTTTCTGTTCAGTAGTACGTCCGAGAGGCGCTCACGTCAGCTTCTCCGTCCTCTCCCGACACACTCTGAGCGCCCTTGTCAACCTGTAATTGACGCACCGCACCGAAATGTGCAGCTCCGCGGCGATCTCCTTGGGCGTGCGCCTCTGGATATGGAGCATCACGAAGGGCTTGCGCAGGCGAAGCGGCAGCGACTTTGCTGCGGCGATGACTTCGGTTTCGGGCGGCCGGTTCATGACTCCTCCTCGAAAAGTCTCTCCAACGCCGCCTCGACTTCCTCCCGCCGCTCAGCTTTGAAGGTCCACGCCTTGGATCCAGGATCCCAGACCCCGCCGTTATCGCGGCACCACTCAGCCCAGGAGGGGTTGTAGGGGGTGGACACGATGAGGCGGGCTTGGCGTTCGACGAGTTCGGCGGTCATGCTGCGGCCTCTTGTTCGCCGACGGCCAACGCGACCCAATCCTCGTGCGGAATCTCTGCGATGCGGGAAGCAATCATCGACAGATCGACGTCCGTCTCTTCGGCGACAAGCTGCGCGATGTCTCTAGCCGTGAAGGTGCTGACGCGTTTGCGCAGTGCGGCGCGGCGCCGATCGGCTTCCTGCCTCTCACGCTCCGCAGACTGTCGACGCTCCTCCTCGGCGCGCGCCGCAGCCTGTCGCGCTTCCTGAGCCTCTCGCGCCTCCCGCTCCTTGCGCTCGATCTCCGCCTCCCGTTCCGCTTGCTCCCTTTGCTGGCGTTCCAGCTCAGCGCGCTCGGCGGCAATCCGTTCCTGCTCGGCCTTGTGAGCTTCGGAGGCCGCCAGCAGTATCGAGAGGCGCTCCAGTTCGGCAGCTCTGATCTGCGATGCCTCTTCCTGGAACTCCTCGTAGCTCTCATCGACGACGCGCTCGGTCAGCGTTTGGATCGTCTGCTTGATGAGGGCCGGTGAATCCGTCGCAGTCAGATGCATCGGGGCGCGGTGGTTGCTGAGCCGCTCTCGATGGGCGGCGATGCGGCGCTGTTCCGCCTGCTCCGCCTCGAGTTGTCGCCGCTCCTCGGCAATGCGCGCCTCCTCGGCGGCGCGGCGCTCCGCGTCCTGGCGCTCCCGTTCGGCACGCTCCGCCTCGAGACGGCCCTGCTCCTCGGCACGGCGCCGGTCCTCAGCTTCGCGCTCCTGGCGTTGCCGCTCCTCGGCCGCGGCGCGGTCTGCGGCTTCCTGGGCGAGCCTCGCAGCCTCTGCGGCCCTTGCCGCCTCTTCGCGCTCGATACGCTCCAGGGCTTCGACGTGAGCCGCACGAAGCGCCACGAGGGCGGCTTGGCGCAGCGCCGCGGCCTGCTCGGCGAATTCCTCGTAATCGGCCGCAGGCGGCTGCTCCAGCTGCTGGATGACCGCCATAAGCCGATCCGGCGGCAGCGTCGACGTGTAGACCTCCGGCAGCGCCGCGAGCTTCGCGAGACGGGTCTGATGGGCTTGGACGCGGGCGCGCTCGGCCTCATCGCGGGCCTTTTTCTCGGCGGCTTTCTGCGCCTCGTAAGCCTTGATGGCATCGTCGAACTTGGCTTCGTATGGCAGCGCCTCTGTGGTGATCTCCTTCGCGCGACCATCGAGCAGCCGGCCAATTTCGAGGATCGGCGCCTTGCGTTCCTTGCGCGCGTTCTCGGTGGCGATCCTGATCTCGTCGCGAAACTTCGC